TGATACACTTACTATTATTAACAAAACAACTGATATCCTAGCTAAATCAGAACAAATTTTAGCCATTACTTCTCCTACTATTAAAATTATTCGTCAATTACCAACGCCAGTAGCTATTGGAGGAGTTGGTATTCCTTTAAGAGTTATTACAGGTATTCAAGACGTACTTAAATTTTTAGATAATTTAGTAGAAAAATTACTTTATGTTAATACTGCTACTTTAGCAATTTTGACTTTATTAAGAGGTGTTTTAACTGAAGTTCTTGCTCTTTTAAAACTTTTAGACATATTAACTCAATATTGTTATCCGGATGCTGCTCAAGAACAAATTTCTGCTGAATTAACAGCATTAACTACCCAACAATCTGTTCAATTATCCCCTGTAGTTACAAATATAAATGGGTTTGAAATGGGTGTTGAAACAGAAAATTCACCTAATACTCTAAAACGTAGAAGAGCCATAGCCCGAAACAAACAAGGTGTAGTAATGCTTAAAGGAGAATGGTCATTTAGTTCAATTGACCAAATATTAATAGATGAATTAGTATTTTACATTCAGCAAAATGATTTAAAAGCTGACTAATTTAATATTTATAAACATATGAAAACCGACGGATTAAAAAAATTAATTAAAGAAGCTGTACGAGAGGTAATCCAAGAGGAACTAAAAGATATTCTTTTGGAGGCGGTTCGTACTCCAAAAACAATTGTAAAGGAATCTATTCAAACAATAGATACACCTAAACCTACATTTACTCAACCAGTAATGGATACAAGAAAAGCATATTCTGATATTATGAATGAAACTATGCTTAGTTTTACTTCTCAAGACGTTCAAGTTCCATTTAGACCACAAGTAAGTGACCCCATAAATGGTAATTTAGGTACGGGTGAAGTAGGAATGGATCAAATTATGAGTTTATTGAATAGCAAATAATGGCATTTAATCAACAAACTATATCTCCTGCAAATTTAAATCCAAATACTGGATTGGGAGTTTCTATTCCTTTTAATAATACTAGTGTATTTAGTTCTACTTACACTACTCAAGAAGTAGTTAAAACTAACCTAATTAATTATTTTCTAACCAACCCAGGAGAAATCCCATTAAATCCAAGTTTTGGGGCTGGTTTAAGAAATTTTTTATTTGAACAAATATCTAACGTAACTGTAGATAATGTTAGAGCTTTTGTACAATCAAAATTAGAAACTGCTTTTCCTATGATTCAAATAGATTCTTTACAAGTTTTAACCACCCAACAAGATAATAATACTTTAATAGTCCAATTAAAATACTATATACCTAATTCTAATATTAATGGAAATATAACTTTCCAATTTTAACCCATGGCTACAACAAATAGAGACATAAAATATATTAACCGTGACTTTTCAGATTTTAGAGCACGTTTAATAGAGTATGCTAGAACATACTTCCCTCAAACATACAATGATTTCTCAACAACATCTCCTGGTATGATGTTTATGGAACAAGCTGCTTATGTTGGGGATGTTTTAAGTTTCTACTTAGATAACCAATTTCAAGAAACATTTGTTCAATATGCTCAACAAACAAATAATGTATTTGAATTAGCATATATGTTTGGTTACAAACCAAAAACAATAGGTGTAGCACAAACTACTATTACTTTATATCAACAAATTCCCTCTAAATTAGTTAGTGGTAATTATGTTCCTGATTATGATTATGCATTAACAGTAGGAGAAAATAGTACAGTAACAACTCCAAATGGTCAATCCTTTTTAATCCAAGACAAAGCTGATTTCTCAGTTTCTAGTTCCCAAGACCCAACTACAGTTACTGTATATCAAATTGCTGGTAATGTTCCTCAATATTATCTACTTGAAAAAACTAGAAGAGCTATTTCAGCTGAACTTAAAACATTAAATTTAACTTTTGGAGCTCCTGAACAGTTTACTACTATAAACATTAATGATACTAATATTATTAAAATATTAGATGTAATAGATTCTGATGGAAATAAATGGTATGAGGTAGATCATTTAGGTCAAGAAATGGTATTAGATACTATTAAAAATACTAATGTAAATGATCCAAATGCAAACGGAGATACACCTTATTTACTTCGTTTAAAAAAAGTAGCTCGTCGTTTTGCAACCCGTTTTATTTCCCTTTCCAACTTACAAATTCAGTTTGGTGCTGGTGCCCCTAATGATGTTACTGAAGAAATTACCCCAAATGTAGATAATGTAGGTATTGGATTACCATTTGAACAAGATAAATTAACTGTAGCTTATTCACCTACAAACTTTTTATTTACAGGTACCTATGGTATTGCACCATCAAATACAACATTAACCGTAAGATATTTAACTGGAGGTGGTGTTAATTCTAATGTTAATTCTGGAACATTAACTTCTTTAAACAAAAGTAATACTAAATTCAACAAAATAAATTTAGTAGATGCAACAGCTAATTATGTGTATGAATCTTTAACCTCTACTAATGAAGTAGCAGCTTCAGGAGGAAAAGGAGGAGACACATTAGAAGAAATTCGTCAAAATACTTTAGCCCTTATATCATCCCAACAACGTTCAGTAACGGCTGATGATTATTTAATTCGTGCTTTAAGTATGCCTTCTGATTATGGTTCAATATCTAAAGCATTTATTGAACAACCTAAATTAACAGATAATCAAGTTTCAACTATTGAGACACTTAATTTATATGTTTTATCTTTAAATGCTCAAGGTCAATTAGATTATGCTAGTTCTACGTTAAAAAATAATTTACGAACTTATCTATCTCAATATAGAATGATTGGAGACAATATTGAAATCCGTGATGCGTTTATTATTAATATTGGTGTTGATTTTGAAATTATAGTATTACCTGAATATAATAATAGTGAAGTATTGTTAGCTTGCATCACAGCTTTACAAAATTATTTTAGATTAGATAAATGGCAACTTAACCAACCTATTTTACTCCGCGATTTATATATTCTCCTTGATAAAATTTCAGGAGTACAATCAGTTAAAAATATTTCCATATCAAATAAAGCAGGAACTTTTTCAGGGTATTCACAATATGCTTATGATATAGCAGGTGCAACACAAAATCAAGTAATTTATCCTTCATTAGATCCTAGTATTTTTGAAGTAAGATACCCTAATTTAGACATAAAAGGCAAAGTAGTTCCTTTATAACGCTATATTTATAATAAAATATATTAATGGCTGTATATAAACTTTTTCCTACAAAGGATGCTACTCTATATTCACTTTATCCTACTATGAATACAGGGTTGGATGCTATTTTAGAGACATCTAATCAAATAGGTTTAAGTGGAACCCCCGATGTAGCTAGATATTTAGTTCAATTTGATACTACTGAAATTCAAGATGTTATTACCAATAAAATATCTGGAAAGAGTTATAAAGTATACTTAAGAAATTTTATAGCTGAAGCTCAAGGTATTAATGCTAATATAGCTTTAGAAATTCATCCCGTTGCTCAACAATGGAATAATGGTACAGGTTACACTTTAGATAACCCAATTGTTGAAGATGGAGTATCTTGGACATATTCTTCATTATCTGGATCAGGTATATGGTCTTTAAGTGGCTCCAACTCAGGAGGATATTACACTAGTTCTTTCAATGCTACATATGCTAGTCAAGGAGGTGGTAACTGGTATACATCTTCAACTTATCTAGTTACTGAATCCTTTGGTTTACGAAGTAATAAAGATCTTAATCTAAACGTAAGTAATACTGTAAATGCTTGGTATAGTTCTTCTTTACCAAATTATGGATTTATTGTTAAACTTTCAAGTTCATCTGAATTTGTAAACAATGAAGATGTTCAACCTATATTAAAATATTATAGTGTTGACACAAACACAATTTATCCTCCAACACTAGAGTTTAGATGGAGAGATTATACAACTGTATTAACAGGTTCTGCGGCTAGTAATATTGTTACTACTTCTAATATTAAAATGGCTTTAGCTGAAAACCCCGGTGTTTTCTTCCCCGAAAGTATAAATAGATTTTATATTAATGTAAGTCCTTTATATCCTACAAGAACATATCAAACATCGTCTTTATACACCAATTTAAATTATCTCCCAACTGCTTCATATTATGCTATAAAAGATTTAGATACTAATGAATATGTTGTTGATTTCGACGACCAATATACCCAAATTAGTTCAGACTCAACTGGTAATTATTTTACAATTTATATGAGTGGTTTAGAACCTGAAAGATATTATAAGATTTTAATTAAAACAACTATTCAAGGTTCTACAATTGTATATGATGATAGCTATTACTTTAAAGTTATTAACGGATGAGTGAAAGCATAAATCTTAATAAACAAGTATATGATAAAAGACAGTATACTAAAGTTATAGATACGTCTTTTAAAGAATTAGGTGTTCAAACTATTCAAGAGAGAATAGCAGAACAACCAACTACAGAAGAGTTCTTTGCCCTTTACAATGAACTTTTTTATAATATACCTGAATTGGGTGAAACTAATTCACATGAGTATTTAATTAAAACAAGTAGTGAATATATTAATTTTGAAGCAAATCAAGAAGAAATAGCTGCTTTACAAGCTGAAATCGCTCAATTAAGAACAGATTTACTTGATGCTCAAAGACAAATAGTAGAATTACAAACAGGAACAACATTAGCTAACCCACAATAATGGCAGCAGAAATTGTACAAATAAACTCTCAGGATTTTACATCCCAAAACTACAAAACACAAGATGTTAATCTAATTGCTTCTTTTCCTGTAGGTACTTTTTTATCTTCAAGTAGTTGTATAGAATATTTTATTTATGATAATAATAAAAATGTTCTTAATTCTAATTATAATTTTACTCAATACACAGTATTAGCAGATGGTCAATCAGCAGGATTAGAAAATACTATTTCTACTATCCAAGTGGATCCTGAAGCAGTATTAATAACTATTTTAATTTGTTTAATAAACAAGTAGGTTCTAACCTTCAACAACTCTATATTACTGAAATTTCTTCTGATCGTACTGAAATTCGTTTAGATAGCACTTCATTAACTGATGCAGATATAGTTGAACAAGTTAATAATTTAATTCAACAAAGAGAAGATAGTCCTTATTTTCTTGATTTTTATCTTAATTTTGGAGACAATCAATTAGCAATAGCTAATAACATTCAATTAGATAATCAAGATCCAACTAATCCAACTATATTAATTAAATTATATGAATCTCTTCCATCTCAATTTGATGTAAATTCTACATTGTGGGTT